GAATGGGACGCCCTCCAAAGGACAAGCATGGCACAGAACGAGTTAATGTCGATAATCCAAGCAGAGATTGACGATGCAATTGGATTTATTGAAAGCGAAACTGTTGAACAACGCAAACAGGCTCTGGAGGCTTATCTACGACAGCCTTATGGTAATGAGGTTGAGGGAAAATCTCAAATCGTTACTGGCGAAGTTGCAGAAGCGATAGATGGTGCGCTACCTAGCTTAGTTCGTATCTTTACAGGCTCAGACAATATTGTGGTCTTTGAGCCACAAGGCCCGAAAGATGAAGCCTCCGCAAAACAGGCCACAGACTACTGTAATTGGGTGTTCAACAGGGACAACGAAGGCGTGTCCATTCTCCATGATTGGTTTAAGGATGCACTCTTACAAAAGAACGGCATCTTAAAAGCGTACTGGGAAGATAAAGAAGACATTACCAAAGAGCGTTACTTTGACTTGTCTAACGATGAGTTAGCAATGCTGATGAGTGATGAGAGCATGGAGATTGTCGAGCAAGATACGACAGAGTTCCCGATATTTGACCCAATGGGTCAGCCAGTTATAGACCCTATGGGTATGCCTGTGATGGGTGCGACACACAATGTTGTGGTGCAACAAAAGAAGAAGTCAGGCAAAGTCACGATTGAGAATGTCCCTCCAGAGGAGTTTTTGATTAGCAAGAAGGCTAGAACTATTGCTGATAGCCCATTCGTAGCCCACAGGCAGATGTTGACTCGTAGCACATTGATTGCTATGGGCTTTAACAAGAAGCAGATTGAGGGTTTGCAGATGGGTGATGCACTAGCGTACACACCAGAGCGTGTGGCTCGTTTCTCTGCTGGTGAGCAACCTTACCAAGTTCAGACAGATGACCCCTCAATGCAAGAGATTGAAGTCTTTGAGTGCTATGTCAAAACTGATATAGATGGCAAAGGCATTGCAAGTCTGGTTCAAGTGTTCTACGCTTCTAATGAAATCTTAGAGGATGCCAAGGGCAAGGAAATGATTGAGGAAGTTGATTACGTTCCTTTCCACTCAATTTGTCCTATACCAATTCCACACAAGTTCTTTGGTAACTCGTTAGCTGACAGAACAGTTGACTTACAGTTAATCAAGACTACTATCACTCGTCAGATGTTGGATAACTTATATCTGACCAATAACGCCAGAGTAGTTGCCGTAGAAGGACAAGCAAATTTAGATGACCTGCTTACATCTACGGCAGGTGGTGTTATTCGTGTTAAGTCTCCTAATGCTGTTTCTCAATTGGTTGTACAGAACGTGGCTTCTCAGGCTTTTCCAATGCTTCAGTATCTGGACACAATTCAGTCTAAGCGTACAGGCGTGTCTGATGCCTCACAAGGGCTAGACCCATCTGTATTGCAGAACGTGACTGCTGCTGCGGTGGCATCTATGCAACAAGCTGGCGCAGGTAAGATTGAACTGATGGCTCGAATCTTTGCTGAGACAGGCGTTAAGTCTTTGTTTAAGGGCATACTACATTTGTTATGTAAGTACCAAGACAAGGCTCGCCTAGTTCGCATGCGTGGCGAGTTCGTAGAGTTTGACCCTCGTACATGGGCTAACCAATACGATGTGTCTATCAATGTAGGTTTAGGTGCTGGTAACCGACAAGAGCAGATGGCTATGTTGTCGATGGTTCTTGCTAAACAAGAGCAGTTGATTGGTCAGTATGGCCCTGCCAATCCTTATGTTTCACCTGCTCAGTATCGTGGCACTTTAGGACGCATGGTTGAAATTGCTGGATTTAAAGATAGTGCTGAGTTCTATAAGCCTATTACCCCAGAGCAAGACCAGATGCTCTCGAATCCTCCTCCACAACAACAACAAATGCCTCCAGAGATTCAGGCATTGATGGCTAAGACTCAAGCTGAGATACAAGCCAACCAAGCTAAAGCACAAGCTGACTTGCAGATGCAACAACAGCAGATGCAGATTGACATGGAGATGGCGCAACAGAAGGCTGCTCTTGAAATGCAATTGATGCGTGAGAAAGAGATGGCTAAGTTGCAACTAGAGCGTGAGAAACAACAGGCTTACTTTGCATTGAAACAGCAAGAGTTTGAAGCAGAAGCCCAATTAAAAGCAATGAAGATTGGTGCTGGCATTACATCCAACGTAGAGATTAGAGGTTAATCATGGCTGCAACTGATAAAGAAGTTTTAGATTGGTTAAAAGCAAACCCTACTGTTTCTGATGCCGATATTGCTAATGCAATGGCGGTTGCAGGTGTTAACCCTGCACAATTGGCTAAAGTTGTTGGCGTATCTGAGGGCGAAGTAGCAGCTCGTGTTGCAGCTACGTTGCCTCCAAACCAAGCTGTATTGCTTGGCGATACTTATGTTCAAGCAGTTAACCAAGTTATTGGTTCTGGCGAAGACCAACAAGTAGGTGGACTTGAGAATGTAATTACTTATAAGGCTGATGACAATAAAGTTGGTGGAAATATCAATTATTTCTCTCCAACTGGTGAATATCAGCAAACCACTAAACAGCAAGAAGTAAACGCTACCAAAGACTTCATGAACTTTGCTCTTACAGCAGGTACATTGTTTGGCTTACCAGCAGGTATTGGTCAATCACTCGGTCTTGGTTCTGGTGCTTTAAGTCAAGCAGTTGGTCAAGGATTACTAACTACAGGAACTAAATTAGGTGGTGGTGAAAGCCTTGGTGATGCGCTTAAAGCAGGTTTAATTGGTGGTGGTCTTGTTTATGGTGGTAGTCAACTAAGTGATTTGATTGATAAAGCAACTTATGACTCAATTACTGCTGCCGATACTGCTGGTGGGTTAACTCCTAAATTTGGCACTTCTTATGATGAGTTCATGGCTAATATCATGGACAACCCAGAAGCACAACAAGCCTTGCAAGACATTATTAGTGGCAAAACTGCTGTAACTACACCTGTTGTTGATTCAACGATTCCAAGTGCTACAGATACTGTATCAATTACAGGCGCAAGACCAACTAGCGTTAATGTTGGTGATGTATTTGCTACAACTCCCACACTTACTGTAACTGGCTCTACACCAAAAGTAACTACTCAACAAGATGTAATTAACGCTATTAACACTACTATTGGTGGTGGAACTCCAACAACTCCAGAGGTAAAAATTACTGGTGAGCGTCCCAAAACTACTACTATTGGCGATACGTTAGCTGCAATTACAACTATACCAACTACGTTAACCACTACTCCAGTAACAACTAGCACCACAACAACACCTGATAAAACTAAAGAGACAGACCCTTTAAAGGTTGCTCAATTAGCTTTGGCTGCTGCTGGTTTGCTTGGTGCAGGTAGTGCTTTATCTAATACTGGAACTGGTACTCAATTCCCAATTATTCCTATTCCAGAGGGCTGGAGAACTCCTCCTCCAACTGGAGTTGCGCCATTTACACCTTTGCCTCCAATTAACTTTGGTGACAGAAACTTACTTATTGGTACTCAATGGGAGAAGTTCCTAGACCCTAACTATGGCAAAGTGCCAGAGCCAGTACAGTATTCACAGCCCTCAAACATGAGTTACAGCGACTTGATGAGCATCTTGGGTAGCAGACAGGGTATGCCTCCTGCAAGTAGCCTAAGTATCAACGACATTATTTCTGGAATACAAAATCAGTATGGACAAGCACCTACTCGCACAATGGGCTAAAGCTAATTGAGCAACCTTTAAAGGGTCTGTTTCTTTAGTTTTATCAGCCGTTGTTGTGGTTGTTGAAGTTACAGGAGTTGTTGTTAATGTAGATGGAATTGTTGTAATTGCCGCCAAAGTATCGCCAATTTTTGTTGGTGTTTTAGCAGTAATTGTTTGTGTTGCTATTTCAGGTGTTGTTGTTGTATTTACTGGTGTATTTGTTCCAGTAGTCAATGCTGGCAATGTAGATGCAATAGTGTTAATTAAATCCTGAGTTGACGTAGGTCTGCCATCAGTAACTTGAACATTAGCCAAATTTGTTGGTTTAGTTACATTAGCCGCAATTTGACTATTAACTAAATCTACTGCTTGTTGAGTGGTCATCTGCGTGCTTGGCGCAGTAACTTTAACTGTACCGCCATCAGTAACTGGTGTTGATACTGCAACAGGCGCAGTACCAGCAATAGTGCTTAAAACATTGTTTAACGACACATTTGCTGGCGCAGTAATGTTAACTGCGCTAGTGTCTGTAACTGGTGTACTTACAGCAACAGGAGTGCCTGTTAAAGAAGATAATGCTCTTTCAATAGTAATGTCGTTGTAGCCACCAGAACTTAAAGTGTCTTTAATTTGAGTCGCAGTTAATCCTTGGTCTGCTAACTGTTTAGCATCTAATGTGGCAAATGCACGTTCTGTAATACTTGGGTCTGCAACAGTGCCTGTAGTTAAATAGTTGTTAAGAACATTACCACCATAAGCCAAACCACCACTAAGCAGACCTGTTTTAAGTGCGTCTTCAAGATTAGCACCACCAATAGCAGAAGTACCTGCACTAATTAAACCAGTTCCTACACCTGTAGCAGCAGAACCTGTAAGACCTAAAGCACCGCCAAAAGCACCACCTGCGCCTGAAAGCAACAAACCAGCTTGAATAATACGTGCTATGTTTTTTGTGTCAGAACTGCTTGCGCCTGTTGTATAAAAAACAGGCTTACCAGACTCATCAAACTGCACGTTATAGGCTGTATTTCCTTTTCCAGTGTAAGTGCCACCAAAAGCGTCACCAGTTTGACGTTCACCATAGGTATCGGCTACGGCTTGGCCTGTCAGTTTGTTACCGAATGTTGTTTCTGTTCCAACAGGGGCAATATAAACA